ATGCCGACCACCGATCGACTACGAGGCCTCGTTCCTGGAGGCCGTTGAGCAGGCATCCCTACGAGAATCGGGCCGTGACGTGTGGAGCATGCCGGCCGTGTTCTGGGCCAGCACGCGGCTAGGGACTGAGATTCGGTCGTTGCCGTACTCTGCGGTCAGGGCGCGATGGAAAGCCGAGCTGGACCGCGCGATCAAAGCGGTGCAGTCCGGCGAACTCCCGAACGAGGTGCCGCCACATCGTGGCGCGTTGCCGAGCCCGGAGCAGGTCGCGACGCAGTCCGTCGCCGAGAGCAAGGCGCGTATCGCGGAACTTGCGGCGAGGCTGGCCAGAAAGCGGTCGATGCGGAACGCAACGAGTGGTGCGTAGCGGTGCAGGACGAATGCGATCTGTGCCGGAACGATTCGGCGGTTTTTGATTTCAACCAGGTCTGCTGCCGAGTGCGGTTCGTGCTCGGGCTGCCGGCACGGGAAATGCGGGCCGAGTGGCTGGAACGGTGGCGGAAGAAGGACGGCGAGAGGATGGCCGGCGAGATAGAACGTGAGGTGAGAACACGATGGGGACGGAGGTGATTTTCGTGGTGCCTGGAGCGCCACAGGGAAAGGGGCGCCACCGGGCATGCATCCGTGGCGGACGGGTTTCGACCTACACGCCGACCAAAACGGCGAACTACGAGGCACTCGTCGCGCTCACGGCACAGGCCGCCATGCGCGGAATCGCTCCAATCGACGGGCCGTGCATCGTCGAGATGGAGATTCTCGTCGCGGTGCCGGCGTCGTGGTCTGCGAAAAAATCTTCCGCTGCGCTGGCCGGTACGATTCACCCGACGAAGAAGCCTGACATCGACAACGTCGAGAAGGCGATCTTCGACGGGATCAATGGGATCGTGTGGCGCGATGACTCCCAGGTCGTCGAGGTTCGGAAGCGGAAGAGGTACGCCGAAACGCCTTGCGTCAGGGTATCGGTCGTCGAGATCGATGTCTGAATCAGCATGTAATGCCTACGGTTGTAGGCTTTTCGATTCTGAGGATGTAATTAGGCCGCTGGCGGCGAGGCGCAAGGCTCGGCGTAGGGTAGTGCCAGTGATGAGGCGATCGCGCCACAGACGACCGTTTTGGCCTGTCTGTGGCGGTGTTTTGATGCTGATGTTGATCCGGGATCATTCCACCGTTTCGGAGGCGTCGCCGCTGGCTGCCCACTGCGATATCTCGGATGCGCACCGAGAGCACAGCACAGGCGCCGCGTTCTGCTGCGCCAGCCGATCACGCTCCAGCCTGATCCGTTTCGCGGCACGGAACGCTTTCTGCGCTGCAACATTCTGGCGGTAGCCGGCCGCAATCCCGGCCGATACGTAGATGAGCCGATCAACGAGGGCGAGTCGTGCGGCGGTGATGGCTCGTTCGCTCAGCCGAGTGCGGCGGGCTAGGTTGGTGAATTCGTCGATGTGCATGGTTTCCTCCGTTCGTCAGTGGTAGTAGTTGCTGCGGCATTCCGGGCCGCAGAATCGGTGCTCTCGGCCGATGTAGCCGCGCTTGGCACCGAGTGTCGCGCCGCACCATTTGCACTCCATCGTGATGGCGCCACGTTGCACTGCACGATTCCGCAACGTGATGAGCCGGGATTCTGAGCATTCGCCGTGACGGATCGCCCGGTCGTGTCGGTTGATGCGGTGCATCATTCCGACGATCATGTCGGTTCGCACTCGGCCGGCCGTGGTCTCAAACGCGTCCCAGCCGTTGATCGGGGTGTCTGGCGCCATGGCGTTGATGCGTTTCCACGCTGCGACGTAGGCGCCGACCGTCACGCGGCGTCCATTGGGTAGGCGGATTGGATTCATGGGGTATATCCTGGTGTGGTGTGATCAGATTCCGACTGCGTGGTCCATGGCGCCCTTGGCAATTTGGTAAAGTTCTTCGTCGTTCGCATCTGGGAACTGCGCGCGTGCCGCATCCATGATCTTGTTCCACGCTGCCATCAGTTCCGAGATTGCTTCGGCATTGGTCATCATTGTGGCTCTCCTGTCTGTTGTGATTACTGCGCCATCCGCGCCTTGACTTGCGCTGCCAACCATTTGTGGTCATAGATGGCGTCGCGGCCGTCAATCCATGCGCGCGCCTCGGTCTGGGCGAGCGCGCTCGCGATTGCGTCGCGGCCGAGCCTGATGGCCGTGCGCTGGGCCTCCGTGGCAGCGGGATTGGCATCGGCGGTGTCGAGGTACGCGCTCAATTTGGCGAGTTGCGCAACCGCATTGGCGCGGATTGTCTCGGCCCAAGCGATTTGCTTGTCGCTGCCGGTGAGTGCCGGCAGTCCGGACGCTTTGGCCTGCTCGGCGGCGGCGGCGGATGCTGCGGCACGATCTGCGGCGAGTTTCGCGCTGTAGCATTCCGGGCACAGTTTGCGCGATTCGCGCTCGGCGATTTGGTCGCGATTTTTGTACGGGCCGACGATGTTGATGCTGCCTTTGTGCCCGCATGCGTAGGTGATGCCGTATTTGCTCATGGTCTGCTCTCCTGGTTGCGGCTCGCGTTGATCGCGATGCTTTTTTGATTCGCAGTTCGTTGTCATTTGTGGCTGTCCAGTTCGCGGCCCGGCGCGCCGTTCGGGAAACATTTGCGGCAGAACGAGTCGGCGCTGGCCCGCTCAAGCTCGCGCTCGGTGGCGGTGATCAGGCGCGTTATCCGGATCTGGCCGGACGCGTTGCAAAACGTGATGTTGGCGCCCTCGTATGAACGGTGATATTTCCCCGTTGAGGCTGCGCGCACTGTGCGTATGGTCATTTTTTCTGTCATGGTTTTCATGGTCTGCTCTCCTGGTTGCGGCCCGCGTTGATCGCGATGCCATGGGGTGCATTATACCCATTTTTTACCCATGTGCAAGTTTTTTTCCGCCGTTCGTCGCCCAAAACCGACCGTTCGTCGGCTTGACGTTGCGTAATGGGGGTGGTAGCGTGCGCGCGGATTGATCTGGGAGAGCGGGCCATGAAGTTGACACCAGAAAGGCAAGCGGCATTTTGTGCAGCACTGGCTGCGACCGGAATCGTTCGGCGCGCATGCGACGCGGTCGCCATCACGCGGCAGACTGCGTACAACTGGCGTGAGGATGATCCCGAGTTTGCTGCCGCCTGGGATCGAGCGCTCAAAATCGGCGTTTCGGCCCTAGAGGATGAGGCGCATCGCCGAGCGTTTGAGGGCACCGACGAGCCCGTGTACTACAAGGGCGAAGAGTGCGGCAGCGTGCGCAAATACTCGGACACGCTGGCGATATTCTTGCTCAAGGCTCACGCGCCCGAGAAATACCGCGAGAACATCCACGCCGAGCTCACTGGCGCCGGAGGCGGTCCGATTGCGCTGCGGGCGGCAGTGCACGTATTGAGTGATGACGAGCTCGCCCGTATCGCCGGCAGCGGCAGCACGTGAGCTATTGCGCCGTCGTCGGGCGCGTGCTGATCTGCGAGCGTTTGCGAGGGCGATCGAGGTTCCCGGCAGGCCGGCATCGGACGACGATGACGGATGGATTTTCAGCCCGATCGAGACTGCGCTCGCGGCGCATCACGATCTACTGCTGCGTGAGTTGCAGCGCACAATGTCAACGCCATATGGGCGCCTGATGGTTTTTATGCCACCCGGATCGGCCAAAAGCACCTATTGTTCGGTCGTTGCGCCGACGTGGTTTATGGGGCGCGAGCCAGAGCGGCGCGTGATTCTCGCGAGCTACGGATCGGACCTAGCGCGTCGGCACGGTCGCAGGGCCAGACAGGTTGCGCGGCAATCTGCGTTTTCGGCCGTGTTCGGTGGCGCAACAATCTCCACCGACACGTCCGCCGCGGACGAGTGGGCGCTTACTAACGGCAGTGAGTATCTGGCCGGTGGCATCCTGTCCGGGATCACTGGCAATCGTGCGCACGGCCTGATCATCGACGATCCGGTGCGAGGCCGCGACGACGCCGATAGCGAGGTGACGCAGCAGCGCACCTACGATGCCTATCAGGACGATTTGCTGACTCGATTGGTGCCAGGCGGATGGTGTGTGATCGTGCAGACGCGCTGGAATCACGCCGATTTGGCCGGACGGCTGCTGCCCGAGGCCTGGGCGGGCGAGAGTGGCGATATCGCGTGCCGCGACGGGCAAACGTGGCGCGTGCTCTGTGTGCAGGCGCAATGCGAGCGCGCCGATGATCCGCTCGGGCGCCGGGTTGGAGAGTATCTGTGGCCGGAATGGTTCACCGAGCACCACTGGTCGCTGTACAGGTCTAACCCTCGGACGTGGACGGCGCTGTATCAGCAGATGCCGACGCTGGACACGGGCGGATATTTTCAGCGCGATTGGTTCCGCCGATACGAGCGCGCACCGAAGCATCTGCGGGTCTACGGCGCGAGTGACTACGCCGTGACCGAGGATGGAGGCGACTACACAGAGCACGGCGTGTTTGGGCTCGATCCTGAGGGCGATCTGTACGTGCTGGACTGGTGGAGCGGGCAGGCCTCGGCCAATGTGTGGATTGAGACGCAACTGGACCTGGTTGATAAATGGCGCCCCATGGCGTGGATCGGTGAGGCCGGGCCGATACGGCGTTCGGTGGAGCCGTTTCTGAGGCGCAGGATGCGTGAGCGCGGCAGCCTGTGTCGCGTCGACTGGCTGGCGTCGGTGCGGGATAAGCCGACACGCGCCAGGGCATTTCAGGCGATGGCTGCGAACAGGATGGTATATTTGCCGGTCGGCGAGTCAGGAGATAGGCTGCTTAATCAATTGATGGTGTTCCCGGCCGGCGCGCTGGACGACAAGGTCGACGTGTGCTCACTGATCGGCCGATATCTCGATCAGATGCGTGATGCGCGCGTTCCTGAGACGTTGCCCAAGCCACCTGCTCGCGGCACCGTGGAGCATATGATCAGGTTGACGGATGAACCGGATCGAATCAGCCCTTATCGGAGTGTTGCGCGATGAGCATGGATGAGGTGTCGAGGGTGTGCAAAGGGTTGCAGTCCGTCAGGCCGGATATACGGTTTCACGAGCTGGCCACGATGGCGTCGCCACATGTTGATTTCGAAGCACATGTCGTGATGGAGCACGGGCTGGACGCATGGGTCTACACGGTCAATGGTCACACCGTGGATGGGGAGTTGATCGTGGTGTTTGCGAGTAGCCCCATTACGGCCGAAACGATCGCGCAGGAAGGGCTGGCGGACACGATCAAAGGGCTGCGCCACTACGACGCCAACACCGGACTGCAAGCAACCGTGGAGAGGAGGCCGGCCAATGGATGAGCAAGCAAAGCCAAAGCCAGACACCGACGAACGGCCGGACGACAACGCGCTGGCTGGGAAGTGGTCCAAGCGCATCGAACGTGCGTTGCGTGCGCACCGTGAAGATGGCCTCGAGAAAAAGTACAAGAAGCTCCGCGCCTACGTCCGTGGTGATGTTGGGGATGACGGCGAGGGCGGATTGGTGCGGACGAACATCGTGCACTCCAATTTCGCCGCGATTCTGCCGCAGATTTATGCCAAGAACCCGGAGATTGCAGTAGTTCCGACGGAATCCGTCGATGAAGCGGGATACGAATGGGTCGGCAAGTTCTGCCGCACGCTGCAAATCGTTCTTAACCGGGTTTTCGTCACTGACGGCCAGCTAAAGCCCCGCGCAAAAGGGGCGGTGCGGTCCGCGATGACGACGGGGGTGGGCTGGCTCAAGGTGTCGTGGCAGCAGGATATCCGCATTGACCCGATCATCAGCAACAGAATCGCCGACACACAGGATAACCTGCAACGGATTACGCGGCTGATCGACGAAATTGAAGAGGGCGACGAAGGGCTTTCAGAGCTGGAGGCGAAGCGCGCGGAGCTGGAGCAAATGCTCGCCGCGCTGCGCCAGCAGGCCGAGGTTTCGGCGGCCGAAGGCATCGCGATCGACAAAATCCAGTCGGAGGACGTGTTCATTCTCGACGACACCCTGACCGATTTCGATGCCTACGCGCAGGCCGACGCGATCGCGCACCGGGTGTGGATGACGTGCGACGAGTACGAGGCCGCATTCGGCAAGGAACCGCCCAAGACAGCGAGCCGATACGACGGTGACCGGCGCGAGCGAGGCAATTCGGTCGGAGACGATCTATTCCCTTCGCTGGTGGCAGTTTTCGAGGTGTGGGACCGGAACAGCAACACCGTGTACACGCTGTGCGCAGGCAGCAAGGAATGGTCGCGTGATCCGTATGTTCCAGAACCGTCCGGTGAGCGGTTTTTCCCGTTTTTCGGTCTCGCGTTCAACCTGACCGACGGGCGCATGCATCCGCTGTCGGACACGGAACTGCTGATCGAGCTACAGGACGAGTACAACACGACGCGGACCAATTTCGCCGAACATCGCAAGGAAAATCTTCCGGTTCGGGTCTATCGGGCTGCGGGGAGTCTGACTGATGCGGATATCAAGCGGCTGACGAATCGACGCTCGAACGATTGGATTCCGATCGAGGGCGATCCACAAGTTCCGATCGAAAACGATATCGCGATCCTGAAGAATCCGCCGGTTGATCCGGCCACCTACGACGTGCAGCACATTCTGCGTGATGCCGAGATGGTCCTTGGCGCAGGCGATGCGTCGAAAGGGACGATCAACCGCGCCAAGACGGCGACCGAGGCCGAGATCATGGCCATGGGGTTGCAAAGCCGCATGTCCGAGCGGCAGGACACGATCGAGGATTGGGTGAGCGAGATGGCCAAATACGCGGGCGAACTGTGTTTGCAAGCGCTGTCCCCGCAACAGGTGGAGCGCATCGCCGGCAAGGGCGCCGTGTGGCCGCAGATGACGAAAGATCAGGTGTTCGACATGGTGCAGATCAACATCCGCGCCGGGTCGTCGGGCCGGCCGAATCATTCGAGAGAACGCGAACAATGGGTGCAGATGCTCCCGCAGGTGCAGCAATCGGTGCAACAGATCGTGCAATTGCGGCAGGCCGGCCAGCATGACATGGCCGAGACGGTTCTAAAACTGCTGGAGGAAACGTTGCGGCGGTTCGATGAGCGGATCGATATCGAGTCATTCATCCCGTCCATCCGTTCTGATGCGCAACAGCCTGAACAGGCCGCGCAGATTCCGCCCGAGTTGGTGCAGCAGCAGCAACAGATTGGCGCCGCCGTCGAGCAATTGCAGCAAGAGAACCAGCTGCTGAAAGAGAAGCTCGCTGGGCGATTGGAAGAAGCACGCATCAAGGCGGAAGCGGAGATTCAGAAGGCGCTGATTGCAGCGCAGGCACGCCACGCAGCGGGCCATATCGGCGGGATGATGAACGGCTAGATGAGGAGATGACCATGGGTGACGAACTGAACGAATCGCAATCGCAAGAAGCCGAATCGCACGCCCAAGAGGATGGCCAGCACGAAGACGAAGGCTCAATGCTCGAAGCCATCGAACAGGGTCTCGGCCTGGATCAGGAACAGGCGGAGGATCAGGGCGGGGAAGCGAACGACGAAGAAGCGCCAGATGGCACAGAAGACGCCGCGCTGAAGAAGGCTGGAGACGAGCCCGCTTCACCTAAAGACGACGAAGACCTGTCGATGCCGGACGGACTTTCGATCAAGGCGCAGGACAGATTTCGAAAACTGACCGGTCGGCTACAGGAAACGAGTCAGGCGCTGAAGGGGGCGACGGAAGAGCTGGATCAGTTCCGCCGTGTCGTGCAATCGTCCATGGCGACGCCGCAGGAGTTCTCGCAGGCGATCGAGTACATGCGCATGGTCAAGTCGGGAGACCTCGACGGGGCGCTCAGGGTCTTGGACGAGCAGCGCCGGCGGATTGCGCTGGCTACAGGGCGGGTTGTTCCTGGTACGGACCCGCTGGCCGAGTTCCCGGACCTTCGCGCACGGGTCGATCAGTTCCAAATGGATGAGCAGGCCGCATTGGAACTGGCCAGGTCTCGCGCCCTGATTCAGGAGATTCAGCGACTGCAAGAAATGTCGAGCGCGACGATGCAGCGTCAGCATGCGGCGCAGTCCGAGCGCGCACAGGCGATTGCCGAAATCGAAAAGCTTGGGGCTCAGTGGGCGCAGGCTGACCCGGACTTTTCGGCGAAGGAAGACGTGATTCTGAAGCGCATCCCTGAAATCGCAAAGAGCTTCCCCACGTCGTTATGGGCGAGCCAGGTGCGGCTGCTGTACGACACCCTATCCGCCATGCCAGCACATGCCACGCCGAAAACGGCGCTGAAAACGCCACTGCGTTCGTCCGGGAAGTCGGGAGGATCGAAACAGCCTGAATCGATGCTCGAAGCTTTGACGGCCGGGCTTGGGTATGGTATAGACTAGCTTGGGTTATGATGTAGACAGGCTGATTGCAGATTTCGCCTCTGCGAATTGATGGCTGATTTGCCGTTTCGCCAACGGTGGATGGTTCGCGCATGTGCGCGGTCACGGTCATTTTTTCGCAGGAGCAATCAAAATGCCATTTACGGCGCAAGAGCTTCAAGACGCGGGCAAAATCGCGCTTGACTACATTATCCGCAAGAATCCTATCGATCAGGTCGGCGTCGAACGGCCTTTGTTGAAGGCCCTCTCGGCGAAGAAAAAGACGTTCCCTGGGGGCAAGAACTTCGTCACCGAGATTCTCCGTTACCGCTACCAGTCGAGCTTTCAATGGTTCAACGGCGCGACGGTCGTTTCGTATAACAAGCGGGTGACCAATGAGGTCGCGCAGTTCCCGTGGCGCTCGGCGCATGACGGCGTGTCGCTGGACGAAGATCGGCTTGCGCAGAACGGCATCACGATCGACGATTCTGGAAAGGCGGGCACCGCGTCGCGTGCTGAGTTGGTCCAGCTCAACGACCTGATGAAAGAGACGACCGAGGTTTTGCGGTCCGGGTTCGAAGAGAAGTTTTCGATGTTCCTGCACCTGGACGGTTCGAGTTCGACCGATGCGATTCTTGGACTGGATGCGATTGTCGCGATTGACCCGACGACCGGCACGGTGGCCGGAATTGATCGGTCCGTTGCGGCCAACACGTACTGGCGCAACCACAAATCGACCGGACTAGGGTCGAGCACCATCCTTGCTGCGATGGAGACCGCTTGGCGCGCGTGTGTCAAGAACGCATCGAGCCGGCCTGACCTGATCATTGCCGGCGCGGCGTTCATCGATACGTACATCGCGGCCATGGCGGCGGCTGGCCAGCAACTTCAGTATGGGGGCGGCAAGCCGCGCGACCTTGATGGCGGGGTCGGGTCGCTTTATTGGAAAGGCGTCGAAATTCAGTGGGCG